CAAAGTTAAAAAGGATAGATCCAATAATAGAAGTAAGTGTAAGTGGAAGTAATCCTGATGTGAAGTATAAAACAACTTACCATCCAAGTTCAGGTAATTACTATTGTAATTGTCCTGGTAGGTGGAGAGCATCAGATGGGAGATGTAAACATATTAAAAAATTAGAAATAAAGGTAAATGAACAAAACAATAAATAAAAATAGGTTTAAGACTTTAGCTAAATCATTAGCTAAAAATGGAATAGAAATTGATTATCAAATTGATTGGTCTGAATCAACTGGTGGTCCTATCAAGTATACTGATCAGCCAAGGTTAGGATCAGGTACTTTTAGTGGAACAGATGGTTGGTATTTTACTAAAAACAATAATACTAATTACACAAATAAAGAAAAAAAGTTAATTAGAGAAATATTATTAAGTAAAGGATTTAAATGTAAGGGTATTGATGATTATGAAGTAGAGTGGGATAATGATAGATCATACAGACCAACTATTAGTTTTATAAATAATAAATAATATGGCAGTAAGAGACGATAATAGATATGTTGTTACATTTGAAGCATATGTTTATGCTTCTAATGATTATATGGCTCGAAAAAGAGCACACGCAGTTAATGATTCAATTAACGCAATAATGAATGTTCAGGATTCCGAAGTTATGGATATTGTTGAACAACCATTTGGGACTTTAGGTAATAGAAAATTAGATGATATTTCTAAACCTAGAGATAAAGACGAAGATAAACCATTACCATTTTAAATTATGAGTTACAATAAAAATGAATATGATAAATTAGAAGGCTATCTAATGATGTGTAAATCTAATGTTAATTCACACCACAATACAGGATGGGACATTGAACATTATAAAAAAGAAATAGCTAGAGTAGAAAAAACACTTAAAAGTTGGGGCAAACAACTTGAATTTGATTTCAATGAGAGGTAGACCTACACAAAGTATAGCACCAGTAGTTGTTGTTTGGAAGGCTTCCAAACATGGACGTTCTAAACCTAAAATGAAGGTATTTAAAACTAAACATGTTGATGATGTTATTGGCAGTAAAAAAGTACATGGAATACCAGAAGATGCTATTTACTTAGATGTTGGTGTAGGAAAGTCGTTTATTGAACGTTATAAGAAAAAACATAAACTTAAATAGTTCTTTACATATTTATAACAAATATTAAAAACAATTATTATGTTAAAAATTATAGGTCTTATAGTAGTACTAGTTGCAGTCGGTGCAGCTATTTATTATTTTGGCTTCTACAAAAGAGGAAAAATCAATGATAGAGATGGTGATCTAATACCAGATGAAATAGAGGATGCTGCTGATAAAGTTAAATCAACGGCTAAAGAAGTAAAACGTAGAGCTAAAAACGTAAAAAAAGAAATTAAAGATGTTGTTGATGCAGCTAAAGAAGTGGGTAATCAATTAGGAGACGTTGGTGCTGCAGTTAAAGGTAAAAAAAGACAAGGTCGTAAAAAGAAAAAATAATTATGAGTAAAGAAACCTTAAAAGAGGAAATCTTAGCTAAAATTGAAATTGATAAAATCAATGCTAATAACACAGCTAAGGAAATAGCATCTAAACATTTAGGTAAACATGCTATAAATTATATTACAATATTAGTAATAATTGGAGTAGTAAGTTCTCAATTTCTAGAGGGTGGTGCTTTAACAGCCGTTATTGGTTTAGTTTCTACTGCGGCAATGGCTATGATAGGTATATTACAACATATTGTTGGAGCCGTAGAGAAAGAAGAAAAACCTGAATTAGAAATAATTAAAAGCTTAATTAAGGAATTATCTGATAAAGAAGATGATCCAATGCAAGTTGATGTAACTGATACAGATGTTACAGTAACTAAAGGCGAAAGTAAAGTAACAGCAAGTAAAAAGAAATAACAATGAGCAAATATAATCTTACAGATATACTTAATGAATATGTTGGCGGAAGCCGAATTGGTACTTTAAATATTTCATTTAGAGATCTACTAGACAAAATGGATGATTTAGAAAAATCAGGCAAAGTAATTGTTAGAACATTATCTGGTCCTTCTGGTGATGGTAAAGTAAATAGAGAATTCGAAGTTGTAGATAGAGACTCAGCTGTACCTGGTGGTAACAAACAAGAAAGAGGATTTACTGTATATGATTATAAATTCGGATTTGACCCAGGTAGTGAAGAACATTTTATGGAAGAATATGATTTTAGTGTTGGTGGTAATGATTTAAAATTAGCTATGGAATTAATAGATGGAGTTAAACCTTTTGGAATTGGATTAAATGAAGAAAATGTTATCAAAGATTTAGCTCAAGCTGATGAAGTAATTAAAATGATTAAAATGATGAACCCTGATGTTAGGGAAGATTTACTTAAAAGAATAGCTAGAATGGGTCAGAAAAATGAACAAATGTACATTGATGATGATGAATTTAATAAGGAAATGGGTAGATCTAAAAAAGATGCATTAAGACAAGAAATGATGTTTCATGTTAATCAATTAATGGATGGCAATATAGATAAGAATGATTTTATGAATGTAGTAGAAGATATAATGATGGATTTAGGTTTAAAAGAAGTAATGGGTGTTGATAGAAAAGGAAGAAAAAAACCAGAATCAAAAAGCAACATGACTAAAGTAAATGAAGCAGTAGCTGAAGAGGAATCAGTAGCGGATTATCTTATGGATTATTACAGAAATCCTAATAAACCTGAAGAAACTATGGTTGATGAAAAAATTGTAGGTGAATATTTTAAAACACATCCGGATTGGGATATGATTTGGGGTAAATCATATGATGATGGATTACAAGATTTCAATGAATTCTTTGATGCTAATTATGGTTATATGTTCCCTAGTGCTGGTGATTTAGATGAAAACTTAAAAAAACATTTCAAGAGATTTATGTAGTGCAGGTGCACATTTCCAAACAAAATTAGAGCGCATTAGCGCTCTTTTTTTATCTGTATATATTTATTATTGTATTCCTTAATCTTATGAAAGTAAATATTATAGGTTTTAGACTGCCTACGGCTACACCTGATCCTACAAGACACTCTTCTTGTGGTTGGGTTGCAATCTGTGATAATAAAGAAGTTGGTTGGTGTAATATGACCTTTCTACCTGATAATGTTTTAAAATTAGAAGACGCTTTTGTTCATGCTGATTATAGAGGTAAGGGAATCTATAAAAATCTTTGGAATACTAGGATGGATTATATAAATAAACATTATAATAATTACAAATTAATGGCTTATTGTAAACCTACTACACTAGAATTCTATAAAAAACAAGGATTTATTGAAAAAGAAATTATAACTTTAGTTGAAAAATATTTGGCTCCCTGAATATTCTTTCGTATATTTATATATATGATAATTGTAAAACTAGGTAAAAACGAAAACATTAATAGAGCGGTCAAACGCTTTAAGGTAAGAGTTAGAAATTCTAAAACATTAGAAGAGTATAGGTCTAGACGTGAGTTTGTCAAAAAATCTGTTAAACGAAGACGTGAAATAGATAAGGCAAAATATATTCAAAGTATAAGAACTAAAGAAGAACAATAAATTAAATAAAGGTTATGGCAGAATTTAAAAATTTATACTTTAAACCGCACAGTGCTACTAAAAAAGGTATTGTTGCTAATTTAACTATGGATAATGGTAAAATATTATCTGTAGTAGCTGGTCCAGGATTTTATAGTAATCCAGGAGGTATGGGTGAAATAAAATGGTTAGATAAACTTAAAGATAACCCACATCCATCTCAATTCTCTACATTTGAAGTTGCTATTATAGATGAATCAACTGATCAATTTGATGTAATAGGTTGGCAATCAAGAGAGGATATAAATAAAATTATTAAGGATAATGGATAAAGAGTTATTATATAGAACATTAAATAATATTTTAGATTCTATGGAATCAGGTCATTTTACAGGTGCTAAAACTCAATTAGAGGGTTTAATTAGAGAAATTCAATTTGGTGTTTATGATAATGATTGATGATATGATTAACTGTGTAATTTGTAATAGTGCAATACCTGATTTTGGGCATAACCCAGATCCAATATCTAAAACTGGCAGATGTTGTGATAGTTGTAATCATTTAGTTATAGTAGCCAGAATTAAAGAAGCTTATAAAGATGAATTAATATGAAAATAGAAAAACAAATTTTACATTATTGCTTGGATAAGGCAAAAGAATTTCATAAATTAGGTGAGCCAAATAAAGCTAGAGACTATTGTGATATGGGAATAGCTTATGTTGCTGGTAAGAAGGAAAATGGTATGGATGGTGAAGACTTAATCGAAGATGTTAGAATTAATCTTTGGTTAGAACGTTTTTGGATGTTCTTAGAAAATAAAAATTTAATGTTATGATAGAATTATTAAAACATATATTAGGGATTTGTGGTGATCATTGGCACCCTAATATTTGGACTGCAGCTGCCTCATCACCTTTAATTGCCTCTACAGCTTATTATATTAAATGTAAATGTGGAGGATGGTTTAATCATAAAAAAGATTGTAAACATCATGAATAAAATTAAGTTATATTTAGAGTTATATTATCCTGTTATTTTATCATTTTTATCATTTTTATACTCAGTATCATTATGGTTTAGTGGTTATAAATTGGAAGGTATATTTGTTGGAATTTGGGTTCCATCAATATTATGTTTTGCTATAGCAATTAGACAACGTAGAACTGATTTTTTTGAGCAATTAGCTTATAAAAACAGAAAAAAAAGTAACTATAAGAAAAAAAGAAAATGATAACAGGTAATATGTTAATTATGTTTATAGTAGGTTTTATCATATTCTGCTTTTATATAGCGGGTTTAATATATGGTATTTACTGGGGTCATAGCACACAAAGAGAAGAAATGTTAAATGACCCAGAGTTAAGGGATTATTATAATAGACATCATAACTATGATGCTGAGGTTGATTGGAATAAAAATAATCCTCATGCTGATAAATCAGATAGTTATGTGAAAAACTTATTTGCCCCTAAGAAAAAAAGCGGTAAGAAAAACGTTGGTAAAGCAACATATTGGGATTAGTTATGTGTAGTTCAGGAGCCCATTATATAGACCACGAAGAATTGGAAGAATTAAATAGAAGATACAAGGAAGAGAATGAAGGTACTCCTCCAAAGTACATTTGTAGTTATTCAGGTTTACCTTCATTATTAATATATCAAAATGAAAAATAGTTTATTTATATTATTACTTTGTTTATTTAGTTTAAATTTATACTCACAGGGTTATACGGTTACTAAAATTGATGGTAACTATGAAATTAATTTTTTAGATGAATTTGCTGATCAGTGGTATTTAGATGGTGAACCTATTGCTGTATATGGTGAATTAAGTTTAAACGAAAAAGAATATAAACAATTAATAAAGGACATTAAAAGAACACTTAAACAAACATCTATAGAGTTAATTAGATCTAGATATGAAGTATTAAAATATAGTTGGGTTAAAGATAGTGTTTGGATTTATAAGAATGAAAAAGCATTTAGTGTAACTAAAAAAGATATAGAATATTTAAATAGTAAGTTATGAGTCAAATAGTAGAAATTAAAAAGAACAAAACAAATTATGTTCAAATTGAATTACGTGAATATGAAGGTCATCCTTATGTTGACGTAAGAGAATTTTATGATGCTGAAGATGGCAAACGATTACCTACTAAAAAAGGTATTACGTTTACACCTAAAGTATTACAAGAAGTAATTGATGGTCTAGTTAAGATCCAAAATAATATGAATAAGTAATGGATTTTAAGATTATAGCTTTAGCGGATGGTCCTTTAGTTGGTTTTCAATACATACCAGCTAGTGGAGAGGAAGAAGATTGGACTGAATTAAATGTATATTTGTTATTATTTTGTTTAAGTTGGAGATGGTTTTAAAGGATTTATTATTGGGTAGTTTTTACTTTTTAATTGGACATATTTTAGTTTGGTATCAGTTAAATGGTCAGTTTATTTGGAAGAGCTTTAGGGACAATGAATGGTTAGTAGCAGCTGGAGGGTTTGTTATATCATTTTTCTTTATTTGGGGAACTAAATATACTGTTCAAGCTATGGATGGATTACTTTGGCCTGCTAGATTTATTGGTTTTGGTATTGGAATGATTCAATATGCTATATTTGTTCAATTATATTTTAAAGAGGCTATAGGTATGAAAACGGCAGTTAGTTTAGCAATTGCTACAATATTAATTTGTATTCAAATATTTTGGAAAAATGGAACATAAAAGACAAGGTAGATCAAAACAACAATATAGGTCAAGTGCTATTGGTTGTTTTATTAGTTTTATAGGTTTAACATTAACTTTATTATTTATATTACTAACATAATATGAAATTTTTCACTAGAAAACTGATCAAACCAGCAGATTTAAATGCCAGAGGTACTTTATTTGGTGGTCAATTATTAAAATGGATAGATGGTGAGGCAGCTATATTTGCATTCTGTCAAGCTAATACTCAAAATTTAGTAACTAAAGCAATGTCAGAAATAGATTTTGTTTCACCTGTTGGTGAGGGAGATATTATTGAATTTGGTTGTGAATTACTTGATTTTGGAAATAGTAGTATAAATGTAAGGTGTGAAGTGCGTAATAAGTCAACTAAAAAAATAGTTATAACCGTAGATAAAATAACATTTGTCAATGTTGACAGATGGGGTAACGTTAAAAAAATAGAACGCTAATGGAAAATTATGTTGAATTTATAAAATCAAAAGAACGAGATAATATCGTTAATGAAATCCTTGACTTGAAATTGCAAAAAAAGCAAACACAAGAAATGAAGGAAAGAATACAAAAGTTACAACAAAGACTAAGTGATTTGACTAAATGAGGCCTTTAAGGTTAGTGAGGATAGATGATGTGTTATTAGAGGTTATTAGGGAATTTAATCCAAGTAATTTTGTAACGGACAATAGCAATCAAATGAATAAACACCTAATAGGAGCTTGGGTTGCTCATTTAGATTGTGATAGAGTAGTAAGGCAAGATGGCAAGATATTAATTTGCAAAACAATAGAAGACGCGGAGATAGTAGAATAAAAAATTCGAAGCTCTCGACTACATAATTTAATAATTTAATACGTATATACAAATGAGTGTAACATTAGAAGCAATAGTTGTATTAGGGATATTTGCTATATTTTGGGGATGGTTATTCTATGAATTTCATATTGCCCCAGAGGTAGATGATAACTATAACATTACTAAGGAGGATATTGACTTAAAAGATACTTGCAATGATGAAGAAATATAAAATTGAAATAACACCTATATTAGAGCAAGAATATTGCTCAGCTAAACCTTATATAATTGAGTTGGAAACGCATGACATAGAATGGAGTATGGATCAATATCAACGTAATAGGAAGCCTTTTAAATGGAAGATAAAGTAAAGTACTGTTCTTGGTGTGGTGAGGAATGTGATGAGAAGCCTATTCAAGTGGCGGATACACCTATCTTGGAGCATATGGAGGAGAAAATAAATGATATTGGTAGGTCTCAGGTATGGGGTGAGCGTAGTGATTGGAGTACGTTAGATTTAGATTCGGAGTTTGAGGCGGAGCTATTAGTGTATGATCAAATGTTAACGACTGTTTCACCTAAGATAATATGTGGTAGATGTTTAAATGCCGATGAGAAAATGTGGAAAAAGTATTATGATAACGATGATGATGATTTGATTATCACGTTTAAATGAACGTAATAAACGCGTTAAAATTAATGTTATTGTATGCTGGAATGTTTGAGACGCAAACTTGTGACCCTATAAATCTACGTATGTCACAATATACTAAAATAATAAGATAGCAATATAAAAATATAATAATATGTGGAAAGTTGAATATATGGTGTATGAGATAAAACGAGGTGGGTATTAACCTTTATGTGTTGCGCCTCCACACCTCTCAGGTCGAGAAGTATATACGTTATGAACCGCAATTGTTCATGAAATATATGTGGAAATATTTGGAATCCGTATATATTTTTCGTATATTTACACCGTAAATAATAATAAATAAAGGTTATGTCACATATTAAATTAAAAAGAGGTAGAAAACCAGGTAGTGGTGTTCTTAGATGGAAACCAACTACAATGAAAATGAACGATTTTAAATTCAATCCCGAATTATTCGTTCCAATGAAGACAAATAAAAAAATTGATAATTTACTTTCAACCGAAGGTGGTATTATGAAAGGTACTAACGTAGCATTCGTTGGTGATCCTGGAGTAGGTAAAACTACAATACTATTAGACATGCTTGCCGATATGCAATCTACAGGTCATAAGACATTGTTTATATCAGGTGAGATGAATCAAATTGATATGGTTGGAATGGTAAAACGTTTCCCTAAATTTGGAGGATTACCTATATTGTTTATGGGTGATTGGATAGAAAAAGATCCATTGGTAATATTAAAATCGATATTATCCGAAGGTTGGGATACAGTATTAATAGACTCGTTTGCAGAATTAGCTGTTGCAATAGTAGATTTCCATGGTGGTACTATGAAAAATGCTGAAACGCAATTACTTAATTTATTTGAGCGACACAATAAAGCAGAGAATATTAATAAAAAGAATACATGTTTTATGATCATACAGCAGGTAACTAAAGGTGGTGAGTTTGCTGGTTCAAATAGATTTAAACACATGATTACTGCTATGGCGCATATTAAATTCTTGCAAGATGGTGGTAGAGCAATATGGTTCAGTAAGAACAGACGTGGTGGACAAATGGATAAATTGAGGTTTAGTTTGAATGAGGGTAAGCACGTTGCGTGGTTGGGTACGGAACCTATGAATATGGTTGTATAACCTTATTTAGTTATTTACACGGCGGTGGCTGTACTTTAATTAGTACGGCCACTCCACTTCGTACGCACTTATTATATACTTATTACTTAATATATTATGTAGTTGGGTGGGCGTACGTGCGTATATATACATAAATAATACCACACGCGTTGGTGTCCATATATGTGGTATACGTGAGAAAAAAGGTGTAGGGCAATTCATAGCTCGAACTCGATCTTACACCATCGATTGTATATACTTATATTTTAGATGATATAAATGTAATCAAGAGTAGTAAGATTAAAATAGCGACAGTAACAGTAACGCTTATTCCAATGGCAAGTTGAATACCACTCATCAGATATTTGCTAAATTTCTTCTTTTTCATACAATTAATATTATAGACCCCCCGAAGGGGGTCTTTTTCCATTTAGCCCAATTACAGAAAGTAATATAAAATGGCAACCTTTCTCTTTTACGAGATTTTTGGGCTCGAGGAAAATATATACTAATATCTACTTAAAAAGTTAGGATCCTCACCTAGCTTTTTCATTTGATTTTTTAACGTTTGTATCTCCGTATTGGTTTTAGTAAAGCTCCTCTCCGTCACACCTATATCCATATTTACTTTTTTATCCAAATCGTTTAACTTATTACTTATTTTATCAACTTGTTTACTTAGTTTATTTATCCCAGCATACGAATCTTTTTTCATCTGAGACTCTATATCACCCACATGCATATTCATTTCCTCTATCTTCTCTTTCATTTCCCCATAACGGGCAGAAGATATGTTTGTGGAGTGTTGATTTGACCTCAGTAATAATTCGTGTGTGGAATTAAACTGTCGTATTAACTTAATACCATAAGCAACCCCAACTGTTAAAATACCACTTATAAAATATATCAATTCCATATATCCTTTTATTTACACCAATATACGTAGGTCATATCTAGGATCCAAATAATTTTAGAAAGTATTTATTGGATAGTATATACGGATTTATATATGCGATATTGTAGAAGAGGAAGCCTTTTTGAGATTTGCTTATATTTATAATAAAATTCAATTATGGCAAGCTATTCACAAGAACAACTTAATGGAGCAGGAGTTCCAACCGAAGCTATAACTGGTAATGTTACTTTTACATTTACAAGTACTAATACTGGTTCTTCTTATTTTACTATGGAAACTGTGAAAGATGAGCTTGGGTTTTATAATTCCCAAAGTGCCAAAAATGCTATAGGAGCTTATTCTTCTTTCTCACAAATTGATGAAGATACTTTAATTACTTCATCTTATATTGCTTCTGTTGTAGTACCTCCGGGAA